CTGCCTGCTTTGGGGCGCGAACAGCATCGTGTTCGCCGCGCTCGCCGCGCATCCCAACCTCCCGACCGGCTACAGCATCGCTGCGGCCGGTGTTGCCGTGCTTGCATGGCTGCGCGGCTTCCACGTGGCGTGCAGCATTCCGAAAGGGGATCACTGGTGATCGCGCCCACTTTCGCCGACGTGCTGGACCTTGCCTATCGCTGGCTGTGGCGCTTGCCCGAATGCACGCCAGGGGACTGCTTCTGCCGGCGGACATGCCTGCACATGATCCGCGAGCCCGGCGCTTGCGGGTACTGCGGTGACCTCGAGGACGAAACCGCGATGTGTCCCGGCTGTTCTGCTGCGCTGCTGGATGGCGCGAAGTGAGGCATGCGTGACCATGACCCAGCGCATGTCCCCGCGCGCCTCGGGCACGTTGACCTACCCGACCAGCCTGAACTCTACGGGCATGCCGACACGCGCGTACGCGACGCATGGGGCGAACTGCTCGCGCGCTACAACGCGCACGCGTTCGTCACGCTCACGTTCCGGCCGCAGCGGTTCTACCGCGACAAGCACAGCGGCGCGGTCCGTGCGGCCGATCGCACCGGCCACAACGGCAGCGTGCACCCGGAAGTGGCCGACAAAGCGTTCCGCGTGTTCGTCTCCAAAATCAACGGCTCCGTGTGGGGCCGCCACTGGGCCAACAAGTGGCACGGCGGCTGCCAGTGGATTCGTGGGACGGAGTTCCACCGCGACGGCCGCCTCCACCTGCACGCGCTCCTGGCCGCGCCGACCGACGACCTGTGGAAACTCACGCGCATCGAACCGCACCACCGCTGGTGGCGCGAGGAATTCGGGTTCAACCGCATTGAACGGCCGCGCTCGCAGCAGCACGTGCGCGACTACGTGGCCGACTACGTGGTCAAGGATGGACTCCTGGACTTCTCCCGCAACTTCGGAGCCTGGACCCCGCCGAAGCTGGACTTCTCCCGCATCGAGGAACCCGCCCACCTCCTGACCTGCTGACCCGCCGGGCCGCATCCACGATGCCACCCGGCGGCGGTTTTCCTTTGGGCAGTTGCGCAGCGACTGCCCAAAGGGAAATCGCCAACCGGCCGCGCTGTTCCGCCTTTGATTTTCGATATACCCGGTGGATGGTGCGGTTTGGTGAAGCGACCTCGATGCCCTACCGCGAATCGGTGTGCGTAGTGGGTGCATCGGGTGGGCAACTTGGGGGCGGCGTGCCGTCCCCAAGTTGTCCACGCGATGTGCCCACGGTGCGAAGCAACGCGCACGGATTCGACGGGCAACGAACCTACCGGCTCGGGGTAGTGCAGCAATCCGAGCGCCGGGCGACTGGAGAACCTTCGGGCCTGGTGGGGATCAACGAATGGGGACTGCGATAGCAGGTCACCCATTCTTGACCCTACCAGTCCGCCTGAAATTCGCGAATCGTCCAAAGCAAACGACGACAACAACCCAACGACGACAACAACCCAACGACGACGAAGAGAGAAACGACCAATGAACATCGACAACAACAGCCTGCCGACCGTGAAGATTCGCGACAGCCACAAGGACCGGGAAATCACCACCAAGACCGGCAAGAAAACCGTCCATTTTCAGCCGGTTCAGGTGGAATGCGAGCAGTTCCGGGTGAACATCGATATGGACATTGACGGCCCGGCCGATGCGCTCCCGGTGGGTTCGCTGTGGCGCTGGAACGTCCTGGCCGATCTGGTGCCCGGTGCGTTCTCCAGCATCGACCTGTCCCGCCGCATGACGCTGGTGGCCGTTGACGCCGCCAAGCCCGCCAAGGCCTCGTAACCGTGGCGACGGTGTACGTCCTCGCCTGCGCCCATGAGGACATGAACGTCCAGGCGGGGACGTGCGCCCAAGAACAATGGATTCCGCAGCCGTCAGTGATTCCGGCGCTGTCGATTGCGGATGCGCAGCAGATCGGAATGCAGGTTGCCTTCCTCCTGGCTGTGGCGTTCGTGTTCCGCACCATCCGGAAGTTCATCGAAAGACAAAACTGACCGGGCAATCCTGCCCATCCTACGGAGATAGAAATGTTCAAGTCCCTGCGTTCCCAGGCTGTCGCGCTGATCCTCGCCGTTCTGGCCATGGCGGCCGGTCCCGCCCTCGCCAGCGGTGGTGCCGGCGGTGTCGATGTGAGCGATGTGGTGTCGGCCATCTCCGGTGCGGCCACGCCCATCGCGGCCATCGGCAGCGCCACGCTGCTGGTGTACGTCGGCATCAAGGTCTACAAGTGGGTCCGCCGCGCCATCTGAAGTCCCGCCCCGGTGACGGTCCGATACCCCACCGGGGCTTTTTCCAAGGGGTAGTGATATGGAAGGATGGATCTGGTTGGGCGCGTGGGTTCTCGCGCTCGTTATCGTGTTCTGGGACTGACCGTGCGCGCGTTCCTGCTGCTGCTGGTCGTCCTCGCCGTCGCCCTGGTGCCGGTTACTGCGCGAGCGCAGTCAAACAATTTCCCGGATCAGGGGCGGGCCTATCAGGCCTGTATGCAGGGCATGGCGGCTGTTCAGGCGCTGCCGAATTTCAACCGGATGCGGTCGGGCTACTCTTGCGACCATTCGGTGTCGGGTTCGACCGGCCGTTACGCATGTCAGGGGTTGACGGCTAACAGCGCGCCGATGTATTGCCCGCCGCTGGCTGGCGGTGTTGTGTTCTTCACCTACCCGATTGGGCAGCAGTGCGCGCTTCGTCCCGATGCGGTGAGGACTGTTCCTGGCCGTGCCATCGTGCGGACCGGTGAAACGGTCTGTGACAACGGTTGTCGGGGTGTGCAGTGGTCGAACGGCGACGGCACCCGCACGGTGTCGTTTTCGCTCGATCCCGGCCCCTGTGAGCAAACCGACGAATGTTCTACCGCCCAGGTGAATCTGGGCTGGTCGTGGAACTACACGCGCTCTGCCTGTGTGCCGCCTGCGGACGAATGCCCGGCCAATCAGGTGGTCGATCCGATGTCGGGCGAGTGCAAGCCTTCCTGTCAAGCCGGGATGCGTCAGAACGCGCTTGGCGAGTGCGTGCCGGATGGTGAGGAATGCCCGGCCGGCAGCGTTCGCGGTCCGGATGGTAGCTGCACCATCGGCGACGAGAACAAGTGTCCGGATGGCTTCGTGCGCGGCCCGGACGGTACGTGCAAGCGCGACGCCGACAACGATGACGTGCCGGATGAAGAGGACCCGGACGCAAAGCCCAGCTTCTCCGGTGGCGACGATTGCAAGGTGCCTCCGGCATGTTCGGGCGATGCGATCATGTGCGGTCAGGCGCGCATCCAGTGGCGAATCGACTGCAATACTCGGGCCGATGCCAAGATCAGCGGCGGCAGCTGTGGGGCCGTTCCGGTCTGTTCCGGTCCGAACTGCAAGGATTTCGAGTATCAGCAGCTGCTGATCCAGTGGCGCGCGACGTGTGCCCTGGAACGCCTCGAGGACAACGGCCTCGGCGGTGGCGGTGGGAACGGAGAAGATACCTCGACGCCATACGATCCGGTAACGGAAGCGGGGCAGGTTGCCGACCTGATGGCAGGTTCGGGCGACCCTAACGATGCCTTCGATGACAGCGATCCGCCGCCGGGTGTGGGCGAACTCGATACCAGCGGATTCGGCTACTCCCGCTCATGTCCGAATCTTCCGGTCATCGATGTGATGGGAACGTCGGTTGACTTCAATGTCGTGCTACCCGACATGTGCGAGTGGTTCCAGCTGGCCGGGCACATCGTCCTGATCATTGCGTCGCTGGTGTCGGTGCGGATACTGGCTGGTGCTGGGAGAGGCTTCTAATGGCGTGGCCGCTGATCATTACGGGCGGATTCGCCGCCCTGTCTCGCAAGGCGTCGAATGCCTCCATCGTGGCGGGCATCGTCGGCGGCCTGACCTACATGTACAAGACCAAGTTGGGCCTGTTCATCATGGGCGCAATGGTTTGGCTCGGCATCAATTTCGCCTCTATCAAGATGGTCATTGAACCGGCGATTGACCTGCTTAGCGGGTATGCCAATAGCGGCATGGGTGGCGGCCAGTACGCCACAACCGCAATCGCCTGGATGGGTGTTCTCAACTTCGACCGGGCAATCACGATGATCATTAGCGCAATCGTGGCGGTGAATGTCCTGATGCGCGGTCGGCTGTTTCTGTTCAAGCGCGGAGCGGGGACGCCCTGATGCCTATCGAACTCATGACCGGGCTGCCCGGTACGTCTAAGACTTCGCGGCTGGTGTCGCGGATGCTGGCCGAAAGCAAGAAGCCCAACCCTCGCCCGCTGGTCGTGATGGGTGTCAACGGCATGAAGCCGGGGCTTGCCATGATCCTGGACGATCCGACCCGCTGGGCCGAGATTACCGACCGCAGTGAGGGCCCGTGTACCTGTCCGCTCATCGGCGGCGAACCGAATGTTCCGAAGCCCGATGGCTCGCTGGGCTTCCAGCCGCACACGCATCGCATTCCGATGGGCGCGTTGGTGTTCGTGGATGAAGCGTGGAAGTGGTTCGGGCACCTGCAGGACGCGTCGCGCCAGTCCACGCCGAAACACGTTCTGCAGCTGGCGGAGCATCGGCACATGGGCATTGACTTCGTGTGGACCACGCAAGCGCCCGCGCAGATTTACCCGTTCGCCCGCAGCCAGATCGGCACCCACACGCACATTGTGCGCAAGGCTGGAACGAAGTTTTGCGATACCTACACCTGGAGCGAGTTGCAGGAGGATGTGAAGTCGGACGGTAAGCGCGCCGTAGCGCTCCAGTCCACCGACCGGATGCCAACCGATGGTTGGGAGTGGTTCTTGTCCGCGCAGGAGCACACCATTCGGACGAAGCTACCAAAGCGCGTGTTTGTGATTCCGCTTGCGATCATCGGTGCCGCCATCGCCGCCTGGATCGCATACCAGACCCTCAAGCCTTCCGCTATCGCAGCGCAGGTGGCAGGCAATGGGCTGGAATCGGGCCTCCGGACCGATCCAGCCCAAACCGAGCAACCAGCACGCGAGCGCCAGGCGCGGGATCGGCCGATGACACCCACCGAATATGCCGAACACCATTTGCCTCGGTTCGCGACCATGCCGCACACCGCGCCCGCGTTCGACGGTCGTTCGCCGACTGCCGATCCGCTGCTGCTGTGTATGGCAGGCGGACAGGGCGAGGATGCGGAAGGCCATTACAAAGACCTCGCCTGCACCTGCATGACGGAGCAGGGCACGCGCTATGACTTACCGGAAGGCGAATGTCGGCGGGTGGCGCGCTGGGGTCAGCCTTACAACCCGTACAAGGAACGCTCCGACCTGCGCAGGGAGTCGCAGCGCGAGCGTGAGCCGGTCCCGGTGGCATCGGGTGGGGTAGGGCAGGCTCCGGTGATCGGCGGCGGCGTGGTGGGTTCTGGTGCGCGTCCGGCCGCCTATGGCGCAATGAGGGCGTCGGGATGGTGA